CTTCTCTCGGCTATCTCGGAACTTACTCCTACACTCGCAAAAATAGTGACCGAGATAATCTCGGCTCTGGTGGGACTGCTGCCACAGATAGTTTATGCCGGAGCGGATATTCTGCTGTCGCTCATCAAGGGCATTGCGGACACGATTCCGCAGCTTGTTCCGCAGATAGTCGCAGTTGTCGTGGAGATTGTGAAAACGCTTGTGGACAACCTGCCGCTTATTTTGGACGCAGCTTTGCAGCTTATAACCGGACTTGCACAAGGCATTCTTGACGCTCTGCCTGTCCTCATTGAAGCCCTGCCGCAGATAATCACGGGAATCGTGGACTTTCTCATCGGCGCGATACCGCAGATAATCGAAGCGGGAATACAGCTGCTCACCTCGCTTGTGACGGCTCTGCCGGATATAATCGCGGCAATTGTGGAGGTCATTCCGCAGATAATTGACGGGATAATCACGGCGGTGATTTCGGCAATTCCGCTTATCATTGAAGCAGGAATCAAGCTGTTAGTTGCGCTTGTGCAGAACCTGCCGACAATCATCACGACTATTGTTGCGGCTATTCCGCAGATTATTTCAAGCGTTATCGACGCAGTTATCGGAGCTATTCCGCAGCTTGTTGCGGCAGGCGTTCAGCTGTTTATCGCGCTGATTGAAAATCTCCCGACCATAATCGTGGAGATAGTCAAGGCGATTCCGCAAATCATAACCGGCATTGTTGACGCATTCGGCAGCTACTTTGGCAAGATGGCGGATGTCGGCGGCAACCTGCTGAAAGGTCTATGGCAGGGCATTTCTGACGCTGGCGCTTGGCTCTGGAATCAGATTAGCGGCTTTTTCGGCGGCATCGTGGACGGAATCAAGGACTTCTTCGGAATACACTCGCCGTCAAAGCTATTCGCCAATCTCGGCGGCTTTATGGCTGAAGGACTTGGCGAGGGCTTCGGCGATGAGATGAAGGACGTTTCAAAGAGTATGCAGAACGCTATTCCGTCAGATTTTGACCTCGATATGAACGGCACGGTTTCGGGCTTCAACGGAGTACAGACGCAGGCGTTTGATGTAACAATTCCGCTGAGTATTGACGGAGTTCCGCTGACTAAGGTAATATCCCGAATACAGTGGAATCAGAACAAGGTGACGGTAAGGAATGCGGGGGCGGTGTGATGGTTGAGATAATCGTGACCGAAAACGGAAATGTGCGTGGTGTGTTTACGCGGGTGATTTCCGCATCGCTTACCGACAGTCTGAACGGAGAATGCACCTTTCAGTTTTCTGTTATTTCATCGGCGGCAAAGGAGATTTTCACAGGGCTTGAGGTCGAACTGAAAAGCGACACCTTGAACTACCTTTTCAACGTTGTGAAAGTTTCAAAATCCCTGTCAAACGGCATTGCGATTTGCACCGTGGAGTGCGAACACAAGTCCTACGAACTTAACAATGACGAATACAAGCTGACTGAATTTGACTTTGAGGGCGCTCCAAGCGAGTGCCTTATTTCTTTGCTGCAAGGTACTTCGCTGACCGCCGGAATTTGCGACCCGACCGTTCCGATAAAGCTGAAAATCAACCGAGAATGCACCCGCAGAGCCGCCTTAATGCAGCTTATCGCTTTATGCGGAGGAGAAATTGAGTACAACGGAGCGGAAATAAATATCCGTTCTCACAGAGGTTCGCAGGATTACATCGGCATTATGGACGGTCGGAATGTTTCGGATTTGACTATGGAAACCGACAGCCGTTCAGGTACTACAAACTACGGCCTGACGCTGTACAAGAACATAAACTTTTCAGTTGGCGACAATGTTCAAATAGTGTTCCACCCGTTCAACCTCAATGTGAACACCCGCATAATCGCCATGAGTTTCAACCCGTACAACCGCCGTGAAATTTCAATCGAGGTCGGAGATTATCGTCCGAGCATTTCGGACAATCTCTACCGGATGGAGCAGAAAACGAACGAGATACGCAAGGACGTGGGCGAATCCACTGCGGAACTGAAAACCGCGACAAACAGCGCGGATATTTCGATAACGGAGAAGTCACAGCGGCTGTTCCGAATTACTTACAATGCGATTCAAGCGACATACGCGGCGTTCTGCTCGACTGTTAAATTCGTGATTTCAGCCGCAGGAACTCTTGCGTTTATTCTGAAAAAGAACGAAAACGAGGTCATGCGGTATGAGGAGTATTTCAGCGAGGGTTCGCACACCAAGACTTATACCTATCCGTTTACATCAGAGGTCGGTCAAAATACTATGTCGCTCAGTGTGGTTTCGGCTGACGGCGCAGAGGGCAAGTTTCCGAAAATGCAGACCTGGGGCTATGTAATGGGCGCTTATCTTGCCGGAGATACGCCCTGGGACGGCTACATCGAAGCTCGTGAGGACGAGGTTCATTTTACTATACGCCGAATTGTCAGAAAGAGCCTTGTGCGTACTTCGGATACGCTCTTATTTGAAATACTTAAATCGCACAAATTCAAGTTCAGCGAACCTATGTCCGCTTTCATAAAGCGTAAGAGGGAAAGAAAAACGCTTGAACCCAACATCAGAGCGGTATTCCCGGACGCATGGAGTCCAAAGATAATCACCCCGCCGCCAATCACCGTGGTGAACGTATCGAACAGAAAGCTGTATCTTGAACTGCGAAATCCCGTCAAGGCGGAGCGCATTGAAACTGCGGCTTTCACAATGATAGTCACCACCGAAAAGGAAACGGTGCGTTTACAGCCGATTTCCGCTGATTTCGGCACCGGTGATTTCGGTAGTACGATTTGGCTTGCGTTTGGCAGTTCTGCGATGAAAGACAGCGTGCAGAGTATAACGTTATTGTATGACGGCGAGGTCGGAAATCTTGTTGATGTGCTTAACAATGCGCCTTGCGGCAGTTTCCAGACATCGTTTATTTACACACCGTATGAGGAGGAACAGGAATGATTAAAGGTAAAGCGACCATTCAGCTTTTTGATAAGAAATCCGGAGAAGTGGTTAAGGAACTTCATGAGGAAAACATGATTACAAATGCCGTTGACACGATTCTCAACCCGCCGGACTACATTGAAATCGGCATGGATTCCGACAACGACCGCAGCTTCAATATGCTGCGCGATTTTGCGGGAAACATTGCCGATACTGCTTTTCGTGGGGTTATAGTCTGCCGTGACAAAATCCCCGAGGACGGCAACAATATGATGCTTCCGTGGACGAACGAGGAAATAGGTCACGCAGGAATCGCCAACACGAACACGGACACAAGCATAGGCACTTACAATGCCAACGAAAGCGGCCGCATTGAGAACGGCAAGGGCTACCGTCATGTCTGGGATTTCGCTTCGGACAAGGCGAACGGCGAGATAAGCTGTATTTGTCTGACCACCAAGGACGGCGGCACAAACGGAATGCACCATTCCTACTGGAATCTGTCCTGCGGAGGAACTGACCTTAACAGCAGCTCTCTGGATTCGTTCAGGCAGGCATATCACACTATTGTCGGGCGGTATATTCCGGATTCGCAGTTCAACTGCGGGGTTTTCAAGTGGTTTTACATGGGCAGGCTGACGAATGGAAATGTGCGGCTCCTCGGAAAGCATATCCATGACGGTTGCATTTACGAGGTCGTTATGTTCGATGTCAATAAGCGTAAGCGCGGAAAAGCCGTTCTGCGGCATTATCAGCGTGAAGAAAGTTATAGAGCTGTTCCCGGCGGCAGAGCGTATTCCGGATTCCATGTATGACAACAGCTATCATCATGGCGGCTATTTTTATGACTGTAACACTACAAATGCGGACTATGTACCGCAGGAGGAAAAGGAAAAGCTGCGGCAGGACTGGGAGGACGCCCCACAGTGGCTTGCGTATTTTCCGTATGTTATCGGCGATAAGATACATATTGTTGCGACCTCACGCTGTCATATCCATCACTATATTTTCAGGCTGTCCGACTACTCGCAGGTTTCGAAGAAAACCATCGAAACCGACACGTTGCTCCAAATGTACGGCGTGGGATTTAAGTATGAGAGAATCAGCAATTCTTCATCGCAGTACAGATGGTTTTACGGCGCGGGTGTGAACGGAGATTACTGCAATGCGCTGAGCGCATTTGAGTGGGACGATAAGTACTTCGTCATTACTAAATATCCGCTGATAGACGGGAAAGAAGCGACAGGAACAAACAACTTCGGGCAGCTGCGTGTTTTCACCAAGGACGGTAAATCCACGGGCAAAACATGGCAGTATGTCGCTGACGGAACGCTCACAAATATGACCGCCGCTAGTTTCTGGGGGTTTTACGTTGACGAAAAGACGAATACTCCGCTTGTGATTTGCGATAGCTGCAACATTTCCTATTCGCTGCTTGCCCTTGAGATAATCAAAAGCGGCGATGATTACGGCAGATACAGAATGCGGTTCTCTGCTCCGACTTATGGAAACAGTTATCTGTATTCGTATGCGAATATCATCAAGACGGACGGACTTAATCTGCCGCTTTATATACTGCCGTACTATCCGTATTCAAGCGGCAGTCAGCATTTCTTCGGCTTTGCGCTTGGAATATGCAAGCTGTGTCTTACCACAATAAACAACCTGTCAGAGCCGGTGCGAAAACTGGACGGGCAGGTCATGAAAATAACTTACGACATCGTTGACGAATGATTGGAGGGTTTATTATGAGAGAATTCTGGAACACAATTCAGCTTATTTTTACGGCGGTCGGCGGGTGGCTCGGCTGGTTCCTCGGAGGGAGCGATGGTTTGCTTTATGCGCTTATTGCCTTTGTGGTGATCGACTACATAACCGGAGTGATGTGCGCTATTTCGGACAAGGAGCTGTCAAGTTCGGTAGGATTTAAGGGAATATGCAGAAAGGCGCTTATCTTCGCTCTGGTCGGCGGCGGGCATATTCTTGACACTCGGGTTATTGGAGCAGGTTCTGTTCTGCGCACTGCGGTGATATTCTTCTATCTGTCGAACGAGGGTATTTCGCTGCTTGAGAACGCCGCTCACCTGGGTTTGCCTGTTCCGAAGAAACTGAAAGATGTACTGGAGCAGCTGCATAAGAGAAGCGAAAAGGAGGACGAAGATGAAGATTAAAGGTGTTGATTTAAGCTACTGCCAGGAGGGTATCAGCTTTCCTGCGCTGAAACAGGCGGGCGTGAGATTTGCGATTATCCGTGCGGGTTTTTCCACCAAGAAAGATGTTACTATGGATAAGTTCGTGGCTGACTGCAAGAAATACGGCATTGACTACGGATTTTACTGGTACAGCTATGCAATGAGCATTGAGCAGGCACAGACAGAAGCTGAGAAATGTATTTCTGTAATCAAGGGACTGTCCCCGACATATCCCGTATTCTTCGACATGGAAGAGAAAAAGCAGATCAGCGGTCTGAGTACGGACACACGCACAAAGATGGCAATTGCTTTCTGCGAAAAGATAAGGCAGGCGGGATTCAAGCCCGGAGTTTATGCAAATCCGTCCTTTATGGAGAACTATTACGACAAGAGCAGAATTGTCGGCAGGTACGACATCTGGCTTGCCCACTGGACTAACAGCCCCAACTGTCCGTCAAAGTACAACTATGGTCAGACACTGTGGCAGTGGGGACTTGACAGAATAGACGGATACGATGTTGACGGGGATATATGCTTTTTCGATTATGCAAAATCCGCTCCCGAAAAGAAAACCGTTGATGAACTTGCCGATGAAGTTATTGCCGGCAAGTGGGATAACGGTGCGGAGCGTGAAAGACTGCTCACTGCCGCCGGATATGACTACAATGCTGTTCAGAAAAGGGTGAACGAAAAGCTCTATAAGAAAACCGTTGACGAGATTGCCGTTGAAGTTGTTGCGGGGCTGTGGGGAAACGGCGCTGAACGCAAGGAGAAACTCACTGCGGCAGGATATGACTATTTTGCTGTGCAGAAGCGTGTAAACGAAATGCTCTGATAAAACTTAATACCATACAGCAGCAATGCCCACCTTGGATTGATTTCATTGGTGGGCATTATTTTTTTGCGGACCGGAAAGCTGATTTTCTTCCAGTTGATACTGAGGTAATCTCTTAGACTGGAGGAAAATTTTATGACAAATCAGCAAACGAATCAGATACGAACAATGCGTCTGCAAGGAGCAGGATATATTAAAATAGGAAAAATCCTTGGTATTTCAGATAATACAGTGCGCTCGTTCTGTCGGCGTAATGGTCTTGACGGCAAGGCTAAGAACACCATTGCCTGCAAACAGTGCGGAAAATTGATAAAGGTTGTTCCTAAACAGAAACCGAAAAAGTTCTGCTCGGATTCTTGCCGTAATGCGTGGTGGAAGGAACACCCGGAGTGTATCACCAAAAAGGCAGTGTATGAGTTTACCTGCGCTTGCTGTGGGCGGTATTTCACCGCTTATGGGAATAGTCACAGAAAATATTGCTCTCATGGCTGCTACATAGCCGGACGCTTTGGAAAGAAGTGTGGACGTAATGAGTAACGCTTACAGAGTGCGGTTAGAAAGTTATCTCGCTTCAATGCTCCAGGCAAAACAGATGATGTCGATGGGGATTTTAACCTCTGATGATTACGCCGCTATTGATACAATAATGACCGAAAAATACGGCATATCTTCGTGTAGTTTGTATTGCGGAATCGACTTGATATATGATGGTTTTAGAGGTAATATGTCACACTGCAAGGAGGTGACGTAATGTCAAGAAAAATAACCATCGTATCAAAACCACCAAAATTGGAGCGGAAAAAGAGAGTTGCCGCTTATGCCCGTGTTTCCAGTGGGAAAGACGCTATGCTTCACTCGCTGTCAGCACAGGTCAGCTATTACAGCGACCTTATCCAAAGCCACGGCGAATGGCTTTATGCAGGAGTATATGCAGATGAAGCCAAGACCGGCACAAAGGATTCAAGAGCAGGATTTCAAAGTCTTGTTGCAGACTGCCGTGCCGGTGAAATCGATATGGTGATTACAAAATCCATCTCCCGCTTTGCACGAAATACAGTCACTTTGCTACAGACAGTTCGTGAATTCAAAGCCCTGGGAGTGGATATTTATTTTGAAGAGCAGAACATTCATACAATGAGCGGTGACGGAGAATTGATGATGACGATTCTTGCTTCATACGCACAGGAAGAAAGCCGCTCGGCAAGCGAAAATCAGAAATGGCGTGTCAAACGTAATTTTGAAGCTGGTATTCCATGGGATAGGACTTTACTTGGGTATCGCATGGAAAATAATCATTATGTTATTGTTCCAAAGGAAGCTGAAATTGTCCGCCGTATTTATAATGAATACCTTTCGGGCAGCGGCTACCAGTTTATTGCAAAACGCTTGAATGAGGAAGGTGTTCCGTCACGGTTTGGCGGTAAATGGAATCAGTCCGCAGTTTCACGAATACTTAGCAATCACACCTATACGGGTAATCTGTTGCTGCAAAAGACATTCCGTGAAAACCATATCACTAAACGGAAAATCTTCAATAACGGCGAACTTCCGAAGTACCTTGCTGAAGAAAGTCACGAAGCCATTGTTGACGAAGAAACTTTTCAAGCTGTTCAAGAGGAAAAGTCAAGGCGGTCGGCTCGGTTTAACAAGAAGTCTGTGTCAAAGAAAACATATCCCTTTTCAAGCTTTATGGTGTGCGATAACTGCGGCAAAAATTACCGACGAAAGGTTACAAAATCGGGTCCTGTATGGGTCTGCAATACATTCAATTCTTTGGGGAAATCCGCCTGTGCGTCTAAGCAGATACCGGAACCTATTCTTCAGCAGGTAACAGCCGAAGCCTTAGGCAAGGCAGATTTCACCGGTGAACAGCTGCGAAGCCGCATACAGAAAATCGTGGTTTGCAACGAAAATGTTCTGATTTTCCGCTTTCGGGATGGTTCGGAAGTTACACGAAAATGGAAAGACCGCTCACGCAGCGAAAGCTGGACAGAAGAAATGAAAGCAGCCGCCAATCAAAAAGCATTAGAGAGGAATAAGCATAATGCCTAAAGTTACCATGATTCCTGCAACCATAAATCCGCTGACGCACTTGCCAAAAGAAACCACGCAGAAAAGGCGGGTTGCCGGGTACGCCCGTGTTTCCACCGACAGCGATGAGCAGTTCACAAGCTACGAAGCACAAGTGGACTACTACACAAAATTCATTCAGTCAAAGCCTGAATGGGATTTCGTAAAGGTCTATACAGACGAGGGTATAAGCGGCTGTAATACCAAGCATCGCGATGGCTTCAAGGAGATGATTTCCGATGCGTTAGCAGGCAAAATTGACCTTATTGTTACCAAATCGGTCAGCAGATTTGCAAGGAACACCGTGGACAGCCTTGTGACAATCCGAAAGCTGAAAGAAAACGGCGTGGAGTGTTATTTTGAAAAAGAGGGAATTTACACCTTTGATGGTAAGGGCGAACTGCTTATTACCATCATGTCCTCGCTTGCGCAGGAGGAAAGTCGCAGTATTTCCGAAAACATCACATGGGGTCAGCGTAAGAGCTTTGCTGACGGCAAGATACATTTGGCATATAAACATTTTCTCGGTTATGAGAAAGGCGAGGACGGCCGACCGACAGTGGTAGAGAAAGAAGCCGTTGTCGTTCGATTGATTTACCGACTTTTTCTTGACGGAAAAACACAGGCAGGCATTTGCAGACACCTTGAAAGTCTTGGAATTCCATCGCCTAGCGGTAAGGAAAAGTGGAGTAAAACCACGGTTACCAGTATTCTGACAAACGAAAAATACAAAGGTGACGCATTGCTCCAAAAGTCATTTACAGTAGATTTTCTGGAGAAAAAGACAAAACCCAATGAGGGCGAAGTTCCGCAATATTATGTCGAGGGCAGTCACCCAGCTATTATTGACCCGGATGAATGGGACCATGTTCAAGCTGAATTTAACAGACGAAAAGCCCTGGGCAATGCGTACAGTGGAAAGAGCATTTTCTCGGCAAAGTTGGTTTGCGAGGACTGCGGTGCATTTTTCGGCTCAAAAGTCTGGCATTCCACAGACCAATACCGCCGTACAATATGGCAGTGCAACAACAAATTCAAAAACAAGGAACGCTGCCAAACTCCTACGGTGGATACGGAAACTGTACAGCGGCTTTTCATTAAGGCATATAATCAGATGATGTGTGACAGACAGCAGATCGTAAATGACTGCGAAGCAATGCGTCGGACATTAACGGATTTTAAGTCCCTTGACGACGATGTTGAACGACAGCTTGAGGAAACGCAGGTAATTGCCGAGTTGGTAAAAGCAATAGTCAAAGAGAACGCAACTACGGCGCAGTCGCAGGAAACATATATAAAGAAGTATGAAGCCTTGACTAAGCGCTATGATACGGCAGCCGCTGAATTGAAAAGGTTACAGGAACTGAGAGCTTCCCGCAGCCAAAAGGATAAGTCGATGGCTCTTTACATTCGTACCCTCAAAAAACAACCGACAGTGCTGCATGAGTGGAACGATACTATATGGACGGTGATGGTCGAGAAGGCAATCGTCCATAGGAACGGTGAAATTACATTTGTGTTCTACAATGGAACTAAAATCAGAGTTGGAGAATTAAATAACAGAGCCGCAGGGCTGCTCATTTTTTAATGAGAAAGTCTTGCGGGTTTTTGTCATTTTATTTTTATAGAATGAAAGATAACCGACCAACTTGACAAATTTACTTTAATGCATTAGAATAATATTAGCGTTACATCTTGGTGAAATCTGACTTTGCTATGAATTGAAAGGGAAAATATATGTGCTTTATTTGTGATAGGATAAAGATGATAGGTCAAGGAACTAACCCGTATTTTGTAAAGGAACTTGAAACAGGTTATGTGGTTATTGGAGATAATCAGCATTTTAATGGATACACTTTATTTCTGTGCAAGGAACACAAAACAGAGCTGTTTCATCTTGAGCATTCTCAGAAGATGAAGTTTTTAGAGGAAATGTCAATCGTTGCAGAAGCAGTTTCAAATGCCTTTGGAGCCGAAAAAATGAACTATGAATTACTAGGAAACGGTGATACTCACCTTCATTGGCACCTGTTTCCGAGAAAGAACGGGGATATTGAAAACTACGGAAACAACGGAAAAGGTCCGGTTTGGTGGTATCCTATGGATAAGATGTATTCTGACGATAACAGACCCACAGAATCTGAGTTATCCGCAATGAAAGAAAAACTCCTGCTGGAAATAAACAAACTGCTTGACATTCAATCAAAATGATGTTATAATATAACCAACTGAAAGGCAGGTGAATGATATGAAAAAATCACAAACCATAATGGGAATATCTATCATTCACATTTCTGCGCTTGATTTGGTATGAAAAACGAATGGTGAAATTCAAGTGTTCCCGTTATCGGGGACACTTTTTTGTTATTAAGGAGAACGTATGAACAATCTGATTTTTACCGGCGTTACCAAAGAAAATTGCAGCGAATTTCACCGTCTTATGCAACAGTACGCAAAGGAACTGGACGAGCACCAGAACCGCACCACCGATATCGAAATGCTTAGAAAATGGACGAACAGGATAATCGAAAGGCAGTCAGAGTGCGGCTGGCATCTCAATTTATGCTATTCTGATGGTACTGTGGCAGGTTTTCTGTTTGGCAGGATTGACATTTCGGAAGATAAAGGCTTCACAAAAGCAGGCTTAGGCTGCATAGTGGAATTCTATGTAATTCCCGAGTTCAGAGGAAAAGGCTGCGGCAGAGAAATGTTTCTGCATTTGCAGGCTATGTTCAGAAAAGACGGCGCAAAGAAAATATACCTTGCCGCCGACCCTGTTACAGGAAAACCTTTCTGGGAAGCTATGGGCTTCATTAGAACAGGCGAAATAAGTTCTGAAAACGGTCAAGCAATATACGAAAAGGCAATTCCGGACGAGTTTATTTCTTTTTCAGTAAGAGAATTTATTGATGTGGAAACAGCTAGGAAAATAGCACAAGCACAATGGAACGACTCTGAACAGTACAATGGTATCGTACATTTTGCATTTGGCGGAAAGATTAAAACCGATTGCTTCAATGTCATTGCGCAAAACGAAACAGGCGATGTCGTGGGAAGATTATTCTGCCTGCAAAATGCAGAGAACAAAAGACTGTGGTATTATGGCGACTTGTTTGTTGTTTCGGAGTATCGCCGCAGGCATATTGCCCAAAGAATGCTTGAATTTGCGGAGAATGTATTGTTCGATAAATGGTGCAATACACTAAGATGCTATGTAGAGCCGGAGAATGAAGCGTCGCTTGCTTTTCAGGCAAAGACTGGATTCACCGAACGCCCATATCAGAGTTTCAATGAACTGATAAACGATGGTCAGCTTATGTTTGAAAAGGAACTTTCCACTTTTAATGCTGCCGAAGCCCACGGCAAAATTGCCGCACAATACATAGCAGCCATTTTCGGCAGCAATGCGGAAGCACTTCACAGCAGGATTATTCCGTGCAGTGAATGGTGCAGTTTGCTTTCATCGGACGACCCTGACGAAAAACACTTCCTTATCCGTAAGGGTGCTGTACCATGTGCGTATCTGAAAGTCAACGGACTTGAGAGCGGAGATGAAACGGGTTGGATTTCCATGCTTGCGGTTGCGCCGACTTTTCAGCGAAAGGGAGCAGGCACCTATGCTGTGCAGTTTGCCGAGGAATTTCTGCGGAGTGCGGGTAAGTCATGTGTCAAAATACATACGACGGAGGATAACCTGCCCGCCGGAAGCCTTTACGAAAAGTGCGGATATACTCGCTGTGATTTTGCTGAACTTCATAATAGTTCCAAATTAACTTTTATGAAACAGTTGCTTTAAGAATGAAAATTCAACAAAAAATATAAAATGCACACCCCTCCGCTGAAAATGCACACCCTCACGACTTTTCGTTAAAATGTGCGTTGGAATAAAAAGTAGCAGGCTCTGCAACGACCGTTTTCGGTACGCCGCAGAGCCTGCTATCGTTAAAAAGTGCAGATAAACCCTTGTAAATACAAGACTTTTACACATAAAAAAGAACACCAATTCCGATACGCATTGTATCAAAATTGGTGTTCTGTTATGGTGGAGATGGGGGGATTCGAACCCCTGACCTCTTACATGCGAAGCAAGCGCTCTCCCAGCTGAGCTACACCCCCATATAACGATTAAATTATATCACAATCAGATGAAAAAATCAAGTAGTCTGAGGAAATTTTTAGCGCCTGAAGTGAAAAAACTGTAGCTTGAAAAAGCTGTTTAATGACTCTGGATAAAATGCAAAATTGAAATTTAATAAGTGATTTTTTAACGGCATTTAGGCGGTTAATTTAAGAATTATCTTAAAATTTTACCTAATTTATGATAAGATTAAGTAAAATATTGTTCTGTACTGTGCGATATTGCACAAAGAAAATGTGTTGAAATTATCTAAAATTTATATTGAAATATCACAAACTTTACTGTATAATAATATATGACAGAAATATTTTGTCCCTGCTTTACTATTTACTAACTTAATGGAGGTTAACCCATGAACAAGTTTAAGCGCGCAGCAGCCGCTGTTCTTGCTTCCGCCATGGTTCTCGCACTCACCGCATGCGATGAGGAGACACCGGCTGCCGGCAGCAATGCCGGCGCAAGCAATGCAACTGCTCCCGATGCAAACGCAAACGCTGTAGTTACCACTCCGCTGGTAACCACCACCTACGACACCGACCCCGCTGTTCAGGAAGCAGTTGAGGGTGCGGCAGCAAGCCTCGATAACCCCGACCTGAAGGTCGACAAGCGCATCAAGTGGATGGCATGGTGGGATATCGACGAGACCACCGCGGCTACAGAGCTGTTCAAGAAGGCTTACGGTATTCCTTCTACCGGTGACGATCCTTCCCGCGAGGGCAGAATCTTTGAGTACATCAACGTGGCTTACGGCGAGCGTTACGACAAGCTGGCTACAGCTATCCAGTCCGGCGACTCCCCCGACCTGTTCCCGTTCGAGATCCGCGACTTCCCGTACGGCGTTCTGAAGGGCAGATATCAGCCTATTGACAAGATCATCGATCTCAGCACCTCCAAGTGGGACGGTGCCAGAGATGTTATGGATCAGTTCCAGCTCAACGGCAGATACTACTGCGCTATCTATGAGATCTCCTTCGACTCCCTGCTCTACTACAGAAAGAGCGTAGTTGAGGGCGCTGGTCTCCAGGATCCGAGAACCCTGTTCGAGAACGACGAGTGGACATGGGACGCATTCCTCGAGATGGCAAGAGAGTTCCAGAAGTCCGGCGACAACAAGTACACCATCGACGGTTACAACCCTGAGAACGAGTTCGTTGTATCCACCGGTACTCCTATTGTATCCAACGTAAACGGCGTTATCACAAACAACATGTACGACGCTAACGTAGAGCGTGCAATGGATCTGCTCTCCACCCTCCAGAAGGAGAACCTCCGTTATCCGAGACACGAGCTTAACGGCTGGTCTGTTAACCCGAAGGCATGGGCGCAGGGCGATACCCTGTTCTATGGCAACGGCGGTACTTGGGAGTTCGAGGGCGACTCTGGCCTGAACAGATTTGCTCAGAGATTCGGCTGGTCTGACGATGAGATCTGCGTAGTTCCTTATCCGCGCGATCCGCAGGCTGACAAGTACTACCACTTCATGAAGCAGGACGCTCTGATGTGGTGCAAGGGCTCCACAAACGACGCAGGCGTAGCTGCATGGATCGACTGCAACGTTACCGCTTCTCTCGACCCGGCTACAACCGCTGCTTCCATCGCACAGTCTAAGGAGAAGAACGGCTGGTCTGACTACAACCTCGACTTCATTTACAGCCAGACCACTCTTGATGGCACCAGCAAGCTCACTCCTATCTTCGACTTCAAGAACGGCCTTGGTACCGATATCGCTTCTGCTGATACCGCAGATTCCAACGTAGAGCAGCTCACCAAGTATGTTTACATTCAGGGCGAGCAGTCCTACACTCAGCTGAGAGAGGCTAACTTCGCAGTTATCGACGCTCGTATCAACGAGATCAACGAAGCTATCAAGAACCTCACATAATCAGTTCTGAACTCAATGTTTATCCCCCGCATGACGAGTGCGGGGGATAATTTTATATGACGTTATCCCGGGCTTGCTCTGAATTTGTAAAGGTCACCTCTAAAAAAATGCCGAAGGGGGTTGACAAAGGAATATTTCTGTTGTATAATTAGATTCCACCTCATTTTGAGGCACTCAGTTAATGCTGTGGGCAAACCAGTGGCTTTCTGAGTTGTTTTATTACTAAGGACAGGAGGCTCCGGCGGCGCAATCGGCATAATGACGCGACATTTTTTCTCAGGAACACTTCTGAACACGACTGGTCAGACAAGGAGGAAATTATGAGCATCGAAAATCTTGACATCGTTACTTCTATCCAGAATTACATAGCTGAACTGGAGCGCACCGCGAACGTAAGCGGCGGGGAAGCCGCTGAATACGCTGGGGAGGCTTCCCGCTCAGGGCTGGAGTCCCTCCCTGGGGAGCGCCGCGAAAAGCTGATCAGCTACTGCCTTCTGATCGCTGCGAAGCGCGTCCGGGCAGTCACCGGAGGTTCAGCGGTCCGGTCTGATATGGAGCCATGCGACTGGGTGAACGAATTCTACTTCTGCCTGGACAGGGTGCTCCAGCGCTTTGATCCTGACCGCGCCAGCCTGCCGACATACATTTCTGCGGCGTTCGACAGCTTTATGAAAAGCTACTCGGCGGACTGCGATATCCGCGGCAGGCACTATGTTGCCAGCGTGAACCAGCTCCGGCGCAAGCGTGAGCAGCTTTTCAGGCTGAATTCCTGCGAGCCATCCGACGAACTCCTGATGAAGGAGCTGGGGTGGGGACAGCTCAGGCTTAGGAACGTCCGCATGGCGGAAAGCGGCAGCGCCGTCATACGCCTGAACGACCCCGCCGGCGAGGACGGAGACGCGACCGTTGGCGATACCATCGTATCGGACGAGCCCGGCGTCGAGGAGACCGTGGAAAATAAAATAATGCTCGGAAAAATGCGCGAGTGCCTTGACTCCCTGCCGGACGACAGGAACAAGGCTGCGATGATACGCTGCATCGTCCACGGCGAGAGCTACGGGAAAATCGGCGAGGAGCTGGGCGCCTCCAAGGAGGGCGTACGGAAGATGGTCAACAGGACCCTCGAGCAGCTCCGGACGATGATGTGCGCGTGACATATTCCGGAATATGCCTCTGACGAAAAGTCAGGGGCGTTTTTTATAAAAAATCGGTTGACGCTCCGGAAAAATCTGAATATATAATACCAGAAAGACAAAACGCAGACAAATGGAGGTAGAAATATGTCAGTAAATACAGAACCGATGAACCTCAAGGACGCATTCGCATACATGAATTTCCTCAGCACATCAATGCAGACGGCGCGGGACCTGCTCAGCCCGGTGTCGCCGCGTCTTGATGTCCGGACGATCAGCAGCGATAACTACCTGTACACCTCGCGGAAGGTGCTGAGGTATTCCGAGGTAAACAGCGGAATGGAGGACACGCAGGAGGACGTTGAGGATCTCCGCAGCTACAGCGTGACCGGCGACGAGCTTATCCTCTTCCTGGACGAGGCGCGCAGGGAACGCGAAAGATGTGCTCTTGCGATCTCGGCGGCGAAGCAGAAGCTCCCGCGCAACCTCGACCTTGAGATAAGCCTGAACAAGGAGCGCCACGAACTCATAAAAAAGTACCGCAGCCTTCTTGACCTCCGCAACCTCAGGCGTGACTACATGGACACAAGCTACAAGTTTGACATCGACGGCAGGCAGACTGCCTACAACGTACCCGCGACGGTGATCAGCACGATATCCTTTGACCGGAACGCAGTGCGCAGCAAGGCCGAGGAACTCACCCAGCAGGCGAAGGCGGCTTCGGCATGGATAGACAAGGCGCTTGTGACGACCGACGTTGACTTCGTTCCCAGGTGGAACATCTCAGACGAATTTGAAACGATCGTAGCCGGCGTCCGGGAGTGATACTCCCGGCACCACCGGGTGCCATGATACAGCATACAGGTCAGAAGTAACGGAACTAAAAGCTATGGTGCTGATAACACCATTTCAATAGTGCCTTCCGCAAGGCGGGCGAATTATTGAGGAAATAGAACCGCAATTCATCAGGCTCTCACGATGGCTGCCGGATCATGACTGTTTCTGCGGAAACAGCGTGTCAACTCGGGTATGCCAGACTTCGCAAGCCGCTGAACGCGAATTCGATAATTCAACAATCCGTCAACCCGACAACACTCCATAACGCAATACGCTTCGCAATCCTGATCTATGAGCTGCGGCTCATCTGAGATCTTTTCTTCTCCAGTCTGGGACGAAGATCCGAGGACGGCTTCTGCCGTGCAGAGTGATTCCGAACAGGCGCCCCTTTTCTCCATTCAGGGTGAGCTGTATGTTGTATCATGGCCCCCGGTGGCTGTTTCAAATGTCCGGAAGATTCATTGAAAATATGCGGAATAAACTTTGGCTGAGCGTGTTTAGGTCAGCTTGAGCAATCGGTGATCTTTTGTTCCTGCAAGGTTTCCGCGATAGTTCCCGGAGGTGCGTTTTACCGTGCTTCCGGAATATTTCAGATGTACTGTTTAAATCGGATTATCCGTGTTATACTAGAGTTTGAGATCCTGGAAGATCAGGGCGGTTGGAGCGTTTCGCCTCTTGACAAAACGCTTCAAGTGTGGTATACTGTATAAACAAAGCTTTAGTTCCATGGGGCCGTAAAGGCTTCGACGGGGATCCTGAGGCTCGATAAGCGGGTAGTGAGGGCGAAATCACTTTAATCGTCGCACCTTTAAATTTAAACGCAGATTACAATTCTGAGTTAGTAGCTGCCTAAGCGCGCTGCCGTCATACCTCGCAGTACCACGGGCGGGGATATGGCGTCGACTAGTGGTGAACGTCATTGATGAGTTGCCTTGTAATCTCTGATGTACTAAAGGCTGCCAAACCTGAAAGCCTGTCTGTCGGCGTTCAGGCACGGGAGATTTAAAAGACCGACTGCACCCGAAGAAAGTCGTGAGGACGGGTTTTCGGACAGGGGTTCAATTCCCCTCGGCTCCACCACGCTTCAAGGTCCTGCAAATGGCTGTATTAAGCCGTTTGTAGGGCTTTTGCTTTGCCCTGAAAAGGCAATTTTGTCCTTCATGTGTCCTTCGCAGCGTCAGAATTGTGAGCAATAATGCGCTCTGAGAGAGGCATTTCTGTCCTTTTATTTTCTGAAACTTCCCCTTTAGGGAAACTTGTGAAGTCCAATGCGGCTGCTATTGCATTTCCTGTCCTTGCCTGCGCTTCGTTAAAAGCAGGCAATAAATGTTTGTTGTTGTGCTTATGCTGGAATGCCCTAGAGCGCTTGACACGGCTGCGGCATCAATTCCGGAATGAATCAGCACCGTAGCGTTAAAATGCCTGAGAGAGTGAATATCACAGAATTTCATGCCGTGTTCCTCTGTGAGCTTTTTCTGCCACTTGTAAGGCTCTCCTTTGTACAGCGGCTTTCCTAGCTTGTTCACAAATATCCGGTCACTGTCTACCCATTTTGTTCCGAATATTTCTTTGTTCTCAAGCTGCTGCATGCGCAGCTCTCTTAGCCGGTCGAACACTACATCGGGCAGTTTAAGCGACCGCACCGATTTTTTTGTTTTCGGAGTGTCTGTATAGGTTCCGTCTGTTGCCGTATAGTTTGCAGTCCTGCGGACGCTTATAACGTTGTTATCCCAGTCGATATCCTTCCATTCAAGCCCCATAAGCTCACCGCTTCTGAATCCGCTGTAAACCGCCAGCGTAAGAAAGGCTCGATAATCCAGAGTGCCGTATTCTTCTGCGAGTGCGAAAAGCTGTTTCATTTCCTCGACAGTGTATATTTCTTTTTCCTTTTTCCTGCCTTTGGGAACGAAAATATTCTTGCACGGATTATCCTCTATCATCTCCAATCGTATCGCGTAATTAAACACGTCTGACAAGAGATTCAGATGATGAATGATGGTTTTTCGGTAAAGCGGCTGACCATTCAAAAAGTTTTTGCCGTTCCGCGCCAGGTCATCAATGAATGCCTGTATCTGACCACGGGTTATCTTGTCTACCCTGATATGCCCGAATGCGGAATAAATCCGCTTTGTCACCCCTCTGAGCCGCTGTACCGAGGATTTCTTGAGATTGACGACTGCATATTCGTCAAACCATTTCTCTGCAAGCTCCTGAAACTTCATATTTGATGTAACGATTCCTCTGGTGCAGAGTTCCTCAAACATTACCGCCTGCTTATTAAGTTCGGCTTCTATCTGTTTATCGCTCATTCCGGGTTTGGGTTTCCAGGTTTTTGTACGCACCACCTGACGGTAGAGCGCGTCATATCCTGTGCTGACGCGGATTTGATAAGTCTTACCGCGTTTCCTTATTGTAGCCATATGTTCAGATTACCTCCTGCACAGACCCTTTTAACGCATAATCGCAATGCGATTCTCGTCTTAAAGTCTGTCAAAATAGGCAAGAAGCGAACTCTTGGGGACAAGGATACGTCCACGTCCGTTCTCGCCTGTTCTAAACGCTTGAATTTCACCTTTGGCAATCAGAACACGAAGCGTGTGGAACGATAATCCCTTTACTGTTTCAAGACACTCCTTGGTCGTGAGCATTTCGCGTGGACCGTCCTTAACAGGTGCTTTAGGCTTAGCCGGAGCCTCAACCATCTGGTCAAGAAGAAGCGATATCTGAGATATGATAAGTGATTTCTGCTCTGAGGTCATATTGTTGTCCTCCTAACAGTTATAATAAGTACCATTGCCATAATCCGATTACCTCCAGTTTCAGACTTATGACGTGCGTTTCACAAGTAAAGTTTAGCACATTAAAGTCTAAAAGTCAAGACAGCAAAGCACAATCCCCTCACCATTTTATTGAATTTGAGCACAATTACCAATAAACCAGCAAAGATTTGTGTAAAATCACAGCAAAGAATCTAATAAAATAACCGAAGCGTAAAGGACGAGCAGAAATGCCCGTCCTTTTCTGCTTTGGCGTGTCAATGCAGACCCAGGTAGTACGCACCCTGGCATGGGACTTTCACCCCTGCCCATTCCTGTGGGACAAGCCGTCGCCGGAAGTATCATTATAACTGTGTCCTCCGCGCTCGTTCCTTTAAGGAGTTCCCTATGCGTTTAGGGTTCCTGCGAACTGTCGGCAGGTGGCGGCATATCTGTTATTCTCGCGCGGTAAATTGGTGGTCACGGATAATGAGATATTCCGTCAGATCAACAGCAGGAATTTTGTGGCACGTCTTTAAGGACATCAGTTTGTTGTTATCTGCATTGCTATTTAGTTGTCAAGGAACTGAGCAGGAACTAAATCGGCGTAATGTTTCCGGATAATGAGATTAGTCCGACTCTCCGAAAAGGAGTGGTTTTGTTTCCGTCGCTTATTTGTTCCTATATCTATTATAACACAAAATATAGTGGTTTTGTATGACAATGTGTCGTAAGAATATGACACATTGTAGGTTGAAAAACCACTGTAAATGTTATATACTAATCTCCGGAAAGGAGGTGAAAATATGGCGGTGTCTTATAAGAATAGGATTCGTTCCTTGCGAAAGAAACTTAAAATGACCCAGGAACAGATGGCAGAACAGCTATTTATAGACCAAACCACGCTTTCCATGTATGAATGTGGAAACAGAGATATCCCAGTTAGTATTCTTATAAAATTATCGACGACCTATGGTGTTTCCGTGGATTATCTGCTCTGTAAAAGCGATTTTGCCGTTCTGGACGATGAACTTGTCTGTACCCAGACAAAGGAGCTTATCGACAGTCTGAGCGCAGTGCAGGTGATTGAGGTCAAAGGATACATTCGCAGAATGATCGAGAGCAAATCTCAGGACGACTAA